GGTGATATGGCTATTACATTTCCTACTGGAACTGTATTCACATTTCCTAAAATCATTCCAAATCAACAAGGATTTACCTTTATTCCTATGGCTACTGGAGAAAGTATTCAAATTAATTTGAATGGTGGAGTGGCTACAGCAGCAGCAGGACCTGTATTAATTGGAACACCTGGAGTAACTGGTGGTTCAATTTTTACTGTGTCAACTGATTTGGCAGGTAGTACGGGAATTGTGTTTCCTCAATCGGCTACACCTGTTGTAGGGTATCCTCCAACCCAACAAGGTGTTGGAAATATTGATGTTCCAAATATTGTAGTTACAGGTACACAGATCCCTGTGTATACGACACCATCTGTTCCCACATTAATTCCACTATCATCCACACTAACTGGAAGTTCTACAGCCACATTTCTTGGAACCGGAGCGATTGCCTTTGGTGGTACAGGTGCTAATGAAACTGTAGGTCAAGTTATTACATTAACTCAATCTACAATTGTAACATTCAGATACGGAAAATTAAGTGTGGCTGATATTGTATCCATAATCAATCAGAATTTTGTTATTGGATTTGAATCGTACGGAACAACATCTTTTGCAGGAAATGGAACGGCTGGTCAAGGTGGTCAAGCTGTTAATGGTGGTGGAGGTGGTGGTGGATTTCTAGGTGGCGGTGGAGGTAATCAAAATATTGGAGGAAATGGTTCTTCTCTAGTTGTGGGAGGCACAGATAATTCTACGCAACCATCAACAGTTCCATATAAAAATCAATGGAGTACCACATACGGATCTCCTAGATTAGCTGGTGGATGGATTGTGATTGAATTGAGGACCAATAATCCAGTAGCCTTAAATGTAACAGGAGGTGTTGCAATAACAGGAGACGAAACTGTTGGAGGACAATTAACTGTAGTAGGTAGTATACAAGGAAATAGTAATATCCAAACATTATCAAATCTTCTTGTTAATGGAGGAATATACGGAGCAAATAGTTCAGTTGCTCCTAATTTTCCGGTAGGATTGTTAACAGTTAATTTAACCGTTAATAATAGCCCTTTTGCTTTTCCTCCTGTTGGATCTATAGTAATGTATGGCGCTGCGGCTGCTCCACCAGGATGGTTAGTTTGTAGCGGTGGACCTGTTCCTCCCCAATATACTGCCTTGATTTCAATCATAGGACCTAATTTACCAGATTTACGATCCAGAGTTCCTTTAGGATTTGGTCAAGGCACTGGTCTATCTAATTATCCTACAATGTTCGGAAGTGGTGGTGTAGAATCAGTAACATTAACAATAGACCAAATGCCAAGTCACAATCACAATGTTTACGCTGTAAATAGTTCTATCAGTACACTTCAATCAGGAACTAGTTCAAATTCTTTTACTCGATTTGATAATCCAAATAATGCAACCACTACTTTGACGGGTGCAAGTCTACCACACGAAAACAGACAACCTTTTCTAATCGTGAATTATATCATTAAATTTTAGCGACTAATTTATGGATAGACAGCGCGGATACTCCTGAGGCTTCAGATACTTTTTTCATATCTTGTTTTGTTCTGAATCCCATAATGTAGGCTGTGACACCAGCAACAATAGTTTTTGGAGAATTTTCAAATTCATCTTCTGATCTTGATGCGATATCGTAAAGTAAATTAATGATTTGATCTCTCTGATCTGAGTTCAATTCCAACGAGGCACACAAACGTTCTGCAATACCTAACTGGGTTTGGAGAACGGAATTCTCAACTTTTTGAAATCGGGAAACGGCTTTACACAAAGTACGAACATTCACTTCAAACATTCTGGCAATTTCTTCATAGGTACGAGATGCTTCATTTTGGCGACAGGAAATGTACAAAGTAGCACCCATTAGGGCTCTCCTAGTTTCTCCACGAACTTTTTGAGCATCGTCCAGATTTTTGTAGAGACCACAAGCGTCCATATAAATAGATTTGGGAAGATGGTAATGATTACATACTTGCTGAATCTTATCAAAGATTCCTAGCCATGATCGATCTGTATTTGATGACCATGTAGACAGGCGTTGCAGTGATTTCAGTTCCGTACTTTTAGTTGAAATTCCTCGGAAGGAAATGATGGATCCGTAAGACGAATCAGGAAGAAGTTCAGATGTAGTGAAACCAACTCTGGACTTATCTTCTTTTGAATCTTCGTAGAATCGTGCCTCTGATGTTTCATCAAATAGAGGCAGACCTACTAATCCGCATTGAGTACAAACATTTTCGCCATCCACATGTTCGTACTGATGTTCGCACATTTTTAAGGGTATCCCAAATAAACTATACTCTTTCCGTTTTAGGTGTATACGATAATGAAAAATCAATTATAGATCCGTATTGAGGAAAAATTCTTCCTGCATGTTCACCTAGGTAATCATGGTATAAATATTTCAATTTTTCAGTTAATTGATCAATGAATAAAAAGATAGCAAAAATAAAAAAGATTCCTGAAATGAATCCGTCAACCAGAGTATCTAATTGTTTACGAACAGGAACGAATGGTTGTAACTTTTCAATATAAAACGCCGACCAGAAGGCAATAATCGCAATAATAACTACTTCTACCGTAACTTCTGTAATCTTATAGAGTTCCGAACGTTTTTTCCAATTTTCATCAAATTCATCAAAGATATGATAAAAAATGTAGGAAATCAGAGCACCAAATAGTGTATACATAACTGCTAACAATGAAGCGTTAATAGTAACGTACAATGCTTCTTTCCACGACATGCGCATTTGTACTATTGCATGAAATGAGATTCATACACTTGTGGACGGTAATTAGTTGTCAACGTAGTTTTTCCAAGATCACGAGTCTTAACAGGTTTCAACCATGAAATTAAAAGATATTTTTCTTCAACGTGCCATACCCAGAACCCTGCTCGGAGTAATTCATTCATCAAGTAATCTACAGCATCTTTGAAATTGTACAGAGGGTATCCAAATACAAAGGAAGGAACTTCAAAAAGGATGTAGGGGGCATTAGCATTCATGATCGCTTGTTGACGTACTTTCCCTTCAATTTGGGCTAACACAGGTTTCATGGCGGCCATTTTATAGATTCGATGTTCTTCTTGCTCTTCCCATACGTCTCTAGCCTTCATCATCTTGTCCTTCTTATTATTAAATGCAGGACTTTAGGATTCTTGCTTTAGGCGGTGGAGGAACAAAAGGGTTTTTGGAAATTGGTGCTCTAGAAGAATTGGAAGAACGAGTTGGACCTCTGCATGAACATTTTACTGAAGGGATTTACGGATGTTCTATTGGATCTATTATTGGCACTGCTGTTGCATTTGGTATTCCAGTATCAAAAATTCGTGAACTGTTTAAACAATTTCCCATGTCTGAACTATTTAAAATAGATATGAATGTGGATGATATCTTAACAAAAAAAGGTATTTTTGGAATGTCTGTTTTGGAGACAAAAGTAGCCGCTCTCTTTCAATCAGTAGGAATACCAATTGAAACAAAAGTTTTAGGCGATGCTCTGGTTCCCTTAAAAATCCAAGCATCAAATATTACGAAAGGTATTCCTACAATTTTCCAGAAAAATATCCCTGTGCTAAAAGCAATTTTGGCTTCATGTTGTATTCCTTTCGTGTTTAGACCTCAACAAATAAATGATTCTTTGTACGTTGACGGCGGATTCTTAACTAATCTAATCATGACCGTTGTTCCAGAATCTGAACAAAAAAGAACCCTATCTTTTTCCATCATACATTCAGATCCGTATATCACTCCTTTAAAATTAAAAAAAATGAATCCGGTAGAATATATCTACAAACTATATAAGATTTCTTGCTTGTACGAACGCAAAAAGATACCTGTACCAAATAATCTAGATCTGTATTACGATAAAGGAAATGGACTGACCACTTGGACTTCGGAAGAACAAGATGATATGGTTTTAGCCGGACGTCGGTTGACCAACGACTTTCTTACCGAGCGCGGATACTAAGAAGGCATCAAAGTTTAATGGATCAGGAACTGCTTTCAATTCAACAACTTTGTTATGCGTTTCCAATTTAAAAGTAGGATAAGCCTGGATTTTATAGAGTGCAGCCTTACCCTTATTTGCTTCAGCGTTTATGTCTTCGAACATTACAGTATATCCTCCATAGGTAGCCGGATTATTTTTCAATTGTTGTTTAAAAGAATTCCACGGATCTTTGGCGCTTTTACACCATGGACACCAAGAGGTATAAAAAAACATGAACTTGGCTTGCTGAGGTTCCAAACCATTATGTTCCAAAGGCGGATCTTCAATAATCAATTTGGAAGCAGGGAAGTTACCTGTGATACCGTAATAGATTCCTATAATAGTTCCAAAGACAAATAGAACTATACCCAAAGATAACAACCACGTCATTTACGAAAGTCCGGATATAAAAGTTTAGATTGTTTTTGCCTTGTAGAAAACCATAAGCGATAGGCTTCTACTTGTGAGATCCCTTGGGCAAGTTTGGATGCGATGAACCAGGTTTGACGCTCGGGTTCCCATGGTTTGGGGGTGATTCGATACCAGCGGCCTTGATACCTGAAAATCCTAGCCATCTCCTGATTCGTTTCCAGAGACTTGGTGGTTTCGAGAACTGATTCCATTGTTGTATAGTATACGTGTTGCTCATAGATAAGTTACATCTCGAACAGATAGGAACCAGATTCTGGATCGTAGTAGCCCCACCATGCGATTCAGGAATATCGTGACCACATTGGAAATCAAAGACTGTAATCCGATTTTCACACCAAACTATCTTACATTTCTTCTCAAACTTTTTGCCCATATGAACCAACCATACTTGTTCACGCAAAGCCTTGGGGATCTTCTCTTTCATTATGTATCAAAGCACGTTCATCTAAAATGGAATATTTATTTTACGGATAATTAAAAGCAAAAATGGACATTCCTGAAGAGCCGTATGAGCGCTATGTGCGGATTACAGATATTATTAAGGAACTGGAAACAAGTTCTCCTGTCCGCAAATCGTCCGCTTGGTACAATCTGCATTCAGATTTATTGAATTATTATCGTGAAAATCTGGGCTTGTACTCAGATCTGCACAAAGATGTTACTAATCCAGACTTTCGGAAACGATTGGAGACCCTGGATTTGCTGCACGATCAACTACTGAGAGAGTATAACACCTATCAGTGGTTCTCTGCTTATGATTATCTGCGGTATAATGAAGGAATTCTGTGGATTGTTGATTGGTTATCTGGCGAAGATGATTTGGCTGATTTGTTATCGGTGATGAAGGTCTGAGCACGCTCAAGCCTAGGCAGGGAAACCTACCAGACCGGCACCAATACCGAATCCAGCACCAGTTCGTGCGGAAGCCCCTACAGATGGGGCATAGATATCAAGGATTGCGAACGTGGCCATGGCTACTAGAGAAATCATGGCGATCTCGGAGAGTTTGAGGACTTTTCCGGGGAGAAGGTAGGCGGCTACGGCTACAGCCAGACCTTCTAGGAAGTATTTTAGGGCTCTGGTTAACAGATCGGACATCATAGAACTTTCCATTTATATTCAAGAAAGGAATAAAAGTTACTAATAATGAGGATAACGTATACCGCATCCATTGACGAGGATGTCAAAAAAAAGTTCAGAATCTTTAATGCCGGCGAACGGCAATTTGATTTTTTACTCATGTCCTACCTGAATTCCCCAGATGGATGGTCGCAAGATGGCTATTTCTTTGAACCTGTCGACCGCGACGGCAGAGTAAAAATTACCCTTTCATCAACAAAAACAATCGAGAAAGAATGTCCTGGAATTGTAGGTTTATCGTGTGCTGAACTTGGAGGACGACGAATGTTTTTGAACGCAGAACGATGGTTCCATGGTGGTCCCAAATCTGGGCTGAATCTAGATAATTATCGTCAATATATGGTCTCACATGAAATGGGACATATTCTGGGGCATGATCATGAGAAGTGTCACTGCAAAGGATGTCGAGCACCGGTAATGATGCAACAAACTCTAGGAATTCATGGATGTACACCAAATACAAATGTCACTTATAAATAAAATGATGTGCGAAAAGAAACCTCTGGACGTTGGTATTGCCGTATTTGTACTGACTGTTATCGTATTCTCTTTTGGAACAACATATTATGGATTATATCGTTATGCGTTTGGTATGGTAAAAGATGAAAAGTCTTATACCCCTTGGTTTGATACCAATAATCTTATTTTAGCCGGAAATATTTTACAAGTTGCATCATTAGCTGGAGTTCTGTATTTCACTCAATACATCTCAAGTCCTTTAGCAAAACTTGTTATTATCTCTTCAGTCTTTCTCTTAATGATTATTATTCTCTACTTGACCAATTACGATTCTTCGGATACTATTTCCGATTGGGCTGGAATGGTTTTTTTAATTATTGATTTGTACGTTAAGGTTACTGCTGTTTTTATGGGATTCGGTGTCTGCACCATTGAACAAGTACCTAGTTCATTAGCTGCGATGGGACGCACACTTACAGGAGGTAATAAACGGCGTTAATTTCTTCCCCTGAATGTAAATGGCAACATTTGGATATACACTGTTTACGGCTCTAGGCGTATGCCTAATTGGAGCCGGTCTAGCATTTCAAATTTTGTATATTGAACATAATCAAAATGATGATCTGGGGTACCTACCTCATCAAATCGTTTCAATTATTTTTAATACCACAGTTGTACTCTATTTGCTCTTCAATTTGATGGTATATAGACCTTTTGAGTCGCAGATCGCTATAGGAGCATCATTGGTTGCCCTGTTAGTCGGATTAGCCCTAGAAATTTATTCAACTCAGTTTTCAGTGTCCCCTGCAATGCAAGGGGCTTCTTATGCTTTTGCTGGTGTAAATGCTTTGGTTCGATTGTATCTCCTGATCAGTGTACGATGTGGATCCTACACCACCTCAATTCCCGATGCTGTCAAAAAACTATTGGATGCAGCCAGAGTAGATCCTAAATTGCCCGGGGCAGATAAGGTAGCCAATGCCGTAGCCAAAGAAGTCGCTGCTCAAGGAGCCCAGGCTTCTGATGTAGATCCTCAGCGGTTATATCAAAACATTATGTCGGGTCTTGGTTCTCTGGTTCCAGATGATAAGAGAAATGAAGCCAAAGATGCTGTCAAAAGAGGTCTGGGTCTTCCCGTAGGGAAACCTCAACAAGGTGGACGTAGGCGTTAGAACTGGCTTTCATAAACTGGGATTATAAGATCAAATGCCTGAGACCCTAGATAAAACTGATGCTGAAGGAAAAGTTATTGACTACCTTGAAGAGGATGCTGAGATTCCTACACAGAGATACGGAATCATCTCTTTTTTGTCCCCCGAAAAGGTGATCAAGCAGAAGTCTCAGTTCTTCCACGAGAAATTCATTCAGTGGCTGGAATACGATTGGAAGATCGAGGGAATGGAACGTATGATGGACTTTTTTTCAAAGAAGTATTCTCTGAAGATTGATGATCTCATGAAGGATATGCAGGAGTTTACTAAAGTCCATAATGCCGATATCAAGAAAACCGATATCATGGAAAAGTATCAGGTTTTCCTGCTCAAGTGTGAGAAGGATCTCGAGACTGAATTTACTGAGCGCAACGAGTTCCAGACCAATGTGCGTGGAGTCAAGATTCGTCGTGTGTTCGCCAATCTGGAAGAGGCTCAGATGTATTGCAAGGTACTTCAGCGCAAGTATCCTCGTGACAATCTCTATCTAGGTAAAGTTGGATGCTGGCTACCTTGGGATCCTTCTGAACACGTGATGCCTGAAGTTGAGTATGCCGAGAAGGAACTCAATGAGATGATGCGCAAATACAAGGAGAATGAACTCAACAAGGATATCTTCTTTGAAGAGCGCAAGAATGAGAAGATTGAGGAACAGCGTAAAGAGAATGCCAAGCGCAAGGCTGAACTTGCCGATAAAGGAGAGGCTGAACTCAAAGATGTGGCAGCAGCCCTAGAGAATGCACCTATTCACCCTGCTGAAGGAGGACTTCGTGAAGAATTAGATTAGTGCGTTAAGAATAAATGCCACTGGATCCCAATGCTGTCCCTTTCGATCCGGTTAAAGCTAAAGCAGAACGTGAGTTAGAAGGAACAGCTACATCTGTAGCGGAGACAGCTTTAGCAGGTCAAGGTCGTCGTAAAACTAGAAAGTCTCGCAAGTCTCGCAAGTCTCGCAAGACCAGAAGTCGCAGACATCGTAGAGGTGGAGGAAACTGTGGAATGTAAACATAAACGTACATAGTAAATAATGAAGTTCTATCACTTATCAGATAAACCATTTACTAAACTCCGAAAGCGGAAATTAGAAATTGGATTGAAACCTGGTGGAGTATGGTTGGCTCCTTCTGGAGTATGGAAAACTTTTATTCAAGAAGAATTGGGTGGAAAAATACCAAAATATGAATATGAATTTGATATTGATATGACTAAAGTAATAACCTTAAACACGTACAAAGATATTGCTGAATTTCAAGAAAAGTATAAAGATGAGCCTTGGAAACCCAAACAGTATACAATTGATTGGAATCTTGTAAAAAAAGACTATGATGGTATTTATGTTAAAAATCCTCAAATCAAAAAGGCTCGCAATGAATTCATATGGTATGCTACTTTTGATGTAGAATCAGTATGTATGTGGGCTAACCTTTCTTCACCCAAACTTGTGGACCCTTCTTCGTCTGTAATTTAGCCGCGTCAAAATCTTCACCAGATAACATCGTAGAACTAAACGGTTGATTACCTTGCCACAAAGAATCATCACATAAATGGAAAGAAGGATGATCAGTTGCTTTATACCAAAACACCTGATCTTCTAGTTTATTGGATTGAACGCCGTTAGCAATAACTAGGCATTCAAATTTTTCAGTACATTGATCCATGAATTGACAAAACATATCAAATGTAGGAAACATACCTGCATAATTGTCATAAATTCTTTTGCGATTGGAAATATTATTTTCTCGCAAAATGAAGACGAAATCAATGTTAGTACGTAAATTGGGGGGAACACCTAAAGGGTACTGCATGGTAATCAAGGTAACCATATCAATGTGTCGACCATTCATGAAAATGTATCGTGTAGATTCTTCATTAATCCAAGATTTATCGTATAAACAATCGTCTAAAATTAAGAAGGCACGAGGATCTAGTTGAGAATTACCACCTCTCTGTTTCTTTTCATGATTTCTTTGCTGTTTGGCTGCTAACTGTCTTTTAATCGCATTCATAACAATTTCAGGTTTGTATTTATCATGAATCAGTTTGGAAGGAACCATATCTTGAAAAAAAGGATTTGCTACTTCTGTACCTGAAATCACAGTTCCTACAGGAAAACATTCACGAGTATTTGCTAGAATATCACGAACCAAGAACGATTTTCCCGTATCCTTTTTACCAATCAGAACAATCATTGGAGATTTGCGCGAATCGATTTCACAACGATCCACAATCGTTTTGATTGAGAACTTCTTAATTTCAAAGTTCATCTGCGCAAAGTTTACTTAATCCTTAGTGTATAAAAGAATATAATGAAGCGTAAACAACATTCAGAACTACGCTGTAATCCGATAAATATTCAACTTACTCGCTCAACTCCTAAAACAAGTCTATTTGGAGTTCAAAAGTTACAATCTTTTTTTCCTCCTATCGAATGCCTCTTTAAAACTGAATCTGTAGATAAAGTCTCTGAGTACGGAATCAAGTTTCCTGATGTAACTATTAACGGCGAAACAGCAACTACACCTTCTGGAGAAATTGCTCTCCATCCAAAAATTACCATGCTCTTGAACCCTTATAAATGGATGAAAGGAATCAATTTAGAATTACCTTCATCTACAGCTGACGCTACTGAAATACGTAACAAGTTACAATCTGCTCATAATGCAGCCTATGTTGGATCCCTGTTCAATGCGGTATTTTCTCTTTCTAAATGCCAACATTTTCCTCGTGTAGTTGGTGTGTATTCAGGTGTTGCTCAAGAATTTAAATTAGATATTTCTGATGATTATGAAGAATTGACTGAACGTCCTTGGTTTTCTCGTAATGTAGGAAAGACCTTTACCTTACAATTAGAATCTTCAGGAGAACAGATTCAATATACTCGCACAGCTCGTCTTCCTCTAGATCTGGGCGATGAAGTTGAACTTGAAGATGTTGAAGAATTAGCTGGTATTGCTTCTGATGCCACAGTAGCAACCGAATTCCAAAAAGTGTTTGAAGAAGAAGATGTTACTGATTCTGATTCTGATTCTGATATTTCTACAGCCTATATTTTTGATATTGAATCTGTATCTGAATATTCCCTAGATGAAGAGGAAGAAGAAGAATTCGCATGGGCTACCTTTAAAAACGTACCTGTTCAATTAACATTGATGGAAAAACTTGAAGGAACCTTTTACGAGTTAGTAACCCAGATTCCTGATCCTTCCAAATGGTATGCCTGGTTATTCCAGATCACTTTTGCTTTGGCATTCGCTCAACGTAATTTTGGGTTCACCCATAATGATTTGCACGGAAATAATGTGATGTATGTGCGCACCAATCATGAATATTTCTATTATACGTCTGCTGGAACTTCATATAAAGTACCAACGCACGGATATCTATTGAAACTGATTGATTTTGATCGTGGTATTGGATATGTGCGTCTACCTGGAATGAAAGAACCTCGGTTATTTATGAGTGATCAATTTGAAGCAAATAATGAAGCCGGTGGCCAGTATAATATGCAACCATTTTTCAAAGAATCATTTCCGGTCGTGAAACCTAATCCTTCTTTTGATTTAGTCAGATTAGCAACTTCAATGTTCTGGGATTTATATCCTGATGGTCCTGAAGGTAGTGAATACCAGAATGATCGTGTATTCAAATTATTTATGAAATGGATGACTTTGGAAGATGGCACATCAGTTTTGTTCCATGCTAAAAATCCTAAATTGGATAGATATTATGGATTTTCATTATACAAAGCCATTGCCAGATATTGCAAAGATGTAATTCCACGAAAAGAGTTGGCAGAGTTCACAGAGTTTGTAGGACAGATTCCTGCAGGTGAACTTCCACTAGTTTTGGATCCATAAAAAAAGACTCTTCGTCTAATCTCTGAGAAACTCGTCAAGAGTATCCAGATCTTCAAAGATTCCTTCCACACGATAGCCTACCGCAAGGTAAGACTTACCAGTGAACGTATTGTAGTATGGATGTACTTCAATGACTGATTTCAACTTGAAGTCGGTGATCAGTTGCGGGAAGTTTACCATTGAAAGGAAATCTTTGGAAACCTCCTTGCGTGCCTCTCCATAAAATATAGGTTTCTTTCCTGTAATCGGATCAGTTTTGCCACCTGTTATTGTAGCCAAATCCAACCCTTCAATCAAGGTCCACTTTCCGTATGAAGTCATCTTTGGTTCCATGGTATTAATCTTGGCAAGATTTTAAGTTTTAAATTCGTTTTTATAATCGCAAATTACCCATGCAACATAAGAAATAAAAAAATGATTTAATGAGTGCCAAAATTGTTGGATATAAAAATCAGGATCAAATGCAAAAATCGAATATTGCGAACCTACAATGTACGAAATTACAGCGTAGGCAATACATGTCCAGAAAACAATAATTTCTTTTGCACTTTGTTGGTGAACAACAAATAGTCCAACAAGTATCTCATTTACAATTGCGATTCTATCTAAGACAAAAAATACATCTAGTCGAGTTGTATGAAAGAGAAAACTTACTGTATAAAAGAACATCTGTGTCATAAGTTGGTACGGATGTTCGATGTAATACCCCGTAGCAATATATTTCCAAATAGGAATTAAGAATATATTACATGTTAAAACTAGTAATGGTCTAATTATTCGATCTATTTCAGATGACATTTATAGTTCTATTAGTTCACTGTTAAAACTTTAGTAAACTACGAATAGATCCATGTATACCGTTCAAGGCTCCTAAGAGACCTAGAGAAGCCAGTAAAATCTGCCACCATACTACATGTTGCTGAACACCGGTAATCAAGTTATATAAATTCCATCCCAATGCAGTTAACGATAATATGAGAATAAGTGTCCAGAACATTATTTATAAAATGGATTATAAAATAGTAATTTATGGATGGGTAAAGAATGGAGGCTAGATTGTACACACGTTTGCCTGATGGCATCATTGCTGTAGATGGCAGGACACCAAAAAGCAATCCCAACAGGAATGGGCAGAGGTACGAGAAACTTCTGGCAAAACGTGGTCTGTCTCTAGAAGACGTGACCACATACATGGAAGTTGATCATGTAGGAATAAATATTCTATTTTCCTACAAGTGCTTGGATAAGCAAAAGGGCACCTGGGTCTTATCTGCGAATCATGCACAGACAACAATTTGTCTGGGTCCGATGTCTTATGAAGAGACGCGCACCGAGACAGTAGATATTTGTAGGCGCCTAGGTGTCTGCTATTAGGCCTACCTTGGGTTGCCTATAGTGCCTGCCTGAGGTGTCTGCTATTAGGCCTACCTTGGGTGGCCTATAGTGCGTACCTTGGGTGGCCCTTTTTTAATAGGAACACAATTCACCATTTCTAAAATATTTATAGAGAGGACGAAATCCAATAGGTGTCTTATGAAAAATCTCTACACGAAATATTGGAAACATTTTAGATTTCATAATTGCTTCTTCTTCAGTTAGCAAAATAGTCAAATCTTCCCATTCAGCATCTTTTGGAACAAATACGTATACGTACATTTACTGGTATACACTTATAGTGTTTAGATCATCGTTTCGCAGATGCCCATACAGTATACGCCAAAAAGAGTCCAAAGAAGTTTTTAGAAAAGAGATCTAGAATATTGTAACCTGTATTTTTAAGTGTGTAAGGCATTACTGCAAATACACCGTACATACCCCAGACAACTACAAACCAATAAAATACAGTATTCTTTGTTAGATCAGACGTGTGTAAAAAGGTATCTTTAATATACTTAAAATTTATTGCGAAGGGAATAAATCCTAATGCAGTAGATAGATATTTATTCAAAAAACCAAGTTCTCCAATTAAGCCAAACAATAACATTGCTGCATTTAAGAGAACTATGGTTACTAATGAATCCTTATGCTTCGATAAAAAATCACCTAATCTTGTTTTGCTTCCATCGTGGTTCAGATAGGCAGACAAAGTAATCAACATCAGTGGAGTAGTAATAGCCCAATCTAAATATCGAAATGGAGTAATGTTTCGAGATTTGGTAAAGGAAAACACTAGCCAACTGTAGAACATAAATTCAACAACCTGAACCATAAGTTCAACCTTTAGGAGATCTTTAAGAAGTTCATCGGCTGATTCAACTTGTAGTGCTACATAGTCAATAATTCCAACTATACCTTGAACAGTTAACGATAATACACCAGAAGGGTAAATCATTCTATACTTAGAAAGAGATTTTAAAAGGTAGGAGTACCCACAAACATTTCTTGAATAACTGGTCCTTCTGGAATGGCTTTAATAAGTTCAACCGTTTCTGGACTCTGAGTCACGTATACAACTCCACCAGCCATCAATCCACCAAATGCCATTAACTTTGCAGCAGTAAACCAGTCGATAGGCTCTTCCTTTGCTCGACGATCCAGAGCATACAGAATAAAACTAACTAGAGCGACTCCTACAGATACATAAAGAATCCACATTTTACTGTCATTCAAAGAATCGCTTTATGGATTTAGAACGAGGTTACTCTCTTCAACTCTGGCTTCTAATTCGGCAAGAGGATCAACTTCAGGAACCACAACTTCTTGTGGTTTCTCATCTAGTTCCGTAATAGAAATACGATCTTCTTCTTCCGTTAAATCAAGGGCTGGTAGTTCATCTTCTTCATCTTCAGATTCAGGTACATCTTCAAAGACTACAGATTTAGATTCGGCTGGTGGCGCTTCCTCCTGCTCAGAAAAGTAAGATTTAGCAATCACTTCCCAAGGTAAAAAGGAACGAACCACATCATCAATTGTCTTGTCAATCAACTGTTCAACTTCACGACGATTACGTGCCTGTTGTTCAGATGTCACACCTTGCGTCTTAAATAGGAAGGCAGACTGCCATAACTTACGCGCAGATTGCTTATACAGTTCATGAATGAATTTAGTTACATTAGGTCTCTCAAATTCCACTTTAAGTTGAGAAGAATTACCACGGTATTGAAGGGCAGCAAAAGATTTCATATACGCTAAGAAAACTCCTAGAAGAAGATCATCAATATAGGTACATTTAGATGTTTTAATGATACGTTCAACTTCTTCGCCCAGTGTGGATTCAGACCATTCAGGGATCTTGGTTACCATATTCTGAAAGGTTCGGATTACTTCAGAAGGTTGGTTATTGCGTTCGCATAGTTTCTGTGCTGTTTCTTTTACACTCCAGAACCCTTCAGCAACACAAGGAACTAATAAGGTTGCCAAATGCTCACGAAGATGAAGTTTAGCTGTTTCACTCATTTATGATTCTTCAGTATGTAAAAACGGATTGTAAAAACGTATGATTACATCCCTCACACGATACGAAAATGAGCAAGCCCAATCCAGTAGCAGATCTTATCAAGAAGTTGAAGGAGAAGGCTACTACAGTGGTGAAGCCAAAGTAGAGTTTCGTACGTAAAAGACGTGAAAACGGATTTTTACGTTTCCATTAATGATCTTATTAATTACAAAAAATGTCCAAGTCTACTACTGATATGCTAAGCAAGAAGATTGCGGAGCTGGAGCAGAAGATCGCAGACTACGTTCTGGCTACAGATGCCAGGATTGCTGCTCTAGAGTCTTCTTCTACTTCTAACAAGAAAGAGAAGAAGGCTAAGGAGCCAAAGGCCGAGAAGGTGAAGGCTGACAAGCCAAAGGCTGACAAGCCAAAGACCAATTGCCCTAAGATCAGCAAGAAGCTGACAGAGGAGTTGGAGAAGATCCTTGGTAACAAGTATCCTGAAGAGAAGAAGGAGAGAGATGAGATGAACAAGAAGTTTCGCGAGTTTGCGAATGCTATTCCTGAAGAGGAGTACAAGACCATGGAGATGAGCGTCATTGTGACGAACTTCAAGGCTACTTTGGAGAACCCTAAAGGCAACGACACTGACGAGGAATTGACAGGTGGCGGAGCTATCAAGGTGTTGTCTACATCAGATCTCATTGATCTCCAAGACGAGGTTTCCAAGACCTCTGAGGTTGGAGTCTATCTTCTGGAAGGAGAGAGGGTAACCGGTCCACTCCGCGATGAGGAGAATGAGGATCTGGTGACCCATACCTACAAGGGTACTGAGTACGAGGTTGACGAGTCAACAAACCGTGTCTATTCAAAGGACACAGAGGAGTTTCTGGGGTACGCACGTATCAAGAACAAGAAGTTTGACGGTCTGATCGGCAAGTAAGGTGTTAAGCCTTAACTAAAGGGAAACCTTTTTTTATCGTTGACGACGCATGAATCCGAAGATCAGAGCAATGGGTAACAGAACATAAATCCAAGATGTTCCAAATGAAAGCAAAGTAACCAGCGCTAAAATAATACCAGCACCTACATTTTCATACGTTACCGAAAAATCTCCATTCATGCCAGGGACTTCTTTGCGATATCCAAAAATGTAGTTACCAGTTTTATATCCATCAATAACTAGAAGACCAACAAAAAATACCACTATAGATCCCCAAACATATTTCATCAAACTGAAGCCATGATTGACTTTTTTCTTGGATGATTTAGAATTTGGCGCTGACAACTTTACCTGCTCACCTGTCTTAAATTTGTCTAAATTTTTATGTCCGCCGTTCAGGCGATATTGGAGTTGAAATATTTGTTTATCCGATGCACCTGGATTAGGATCGGGAATACCTAGAGATTGTGCGGATACAATAAAATCTAATTCTCCGTTCTGAACTAATCCTCGGACTTCAGTTGTTACATCTACAAATTGTGTATCGACTCCATACGAAGCATGAACAATTGTTAGACCATCTTCGTTTACAGGACCGGTACTCATTCCCTTTATGATGAGAACACGACATTTCCGATTCCACGGTAAACCCTCAAGAAATTGTACGATTCTACATGAGCAGTAACTGTGAATGAATAAGGAATCGTTTGCTGCAAGGTACGGTTAATCGTGAATATAACTTCTTCAGGGCTATATTGTGCAGGATTTACCACTATAGTTGGACGAGGATTGAATGCTGTAGATTTCAGAATACAGACTGAAGTTCCTTGTGCTACAGGTAAAGTTGGAGGTTCCAAAGTAGATAGACGCAAGGTAGTAGTATTAAACATAGACCCATTTGCATGTCCTGAAGGTTGTATAGAATCATGATTCAAAGCAAATGAATATAGATAGACACCAGGTAAAGGAGCACCTTCAACGTGTTTGTAATTCTGTAGAAGGCTATAAAATGGGAGCGTTTTTGTTTCTTCACGATTTTTACCATCAAAAATCACAGTGGCTTCAACTAACGTATCTTTCAAGGCCAAATTAGACCCTTGCTGTTTTCCAGAAGAATAAATGCTCGTTATAGGAGTCCTATTTGTTACGTTCAATGTAGGAGGACCTAGCCAATTAGTATAATTATCATAATCATTATTTGCTAAGAAATCAGATCTCTGTGTGGTCCAAACAATACGAGTACATAAATTTGTCATTACAAGTTCTACATCTGTAGATGGACCGTGTACTCCTTGTACAGTTACAGGACGCAAATCTTTAATAATGTAAGATGTATCACTTTTAGCAAAATTGGCCATTTCTGCATCATTCAAGAAGATATAGTTGGCCTGTACAGATGGACGCAAAGACCATGTTGTTAAAGAAACATTTAATGGACTTGCGTCAATATTTGGAGGACTTAAGAACCTATTCATTGCATACAACGGATTAGCGGGATTGGGGGCAATACGCTGGCGGTAGGTTGGACTTGATGGTTCTACATCTCGAACTGTGAACAAATCGTAAATCGAATTAAATTCAACTACAATTTCAACATCAGAATATTGCAAGGCGATCAATGGCAATGCTGAACCAACATCTTCACAAAACCAGAAATGCAGTGGAATCATCAATTCACGACCCAGAATTGATGGAGCGGCTTGAGAACCAGTTTTAGAAATTGCATGAGGATATTGATTAAAACGTCCGTGAGCATTAGCAGGATCTTTTAGTTCGGGAACATTACCTACCATGCGATCAACCTTTATGCGCATAGTTCCATTGTGAGACAAATAGGAGTACAATTTCATCCATTCACCAGAATGAGTTACGATAGCGGTTCCATTGATTAACAGGGAAACAGAACGAATCATATTGTACCCCAAGTTTCCAATCCACTGAAATTCGTATCCTGTAGCAAACCCTGTTCCAATAGGATTCACAGGAGAATAAATATCGGGGATTGTAACATTCAGGTAACAATCGTGAACTAATTGTGCGTTACGATCTACCTTGCATCTTAGAGATTTAGGCTGAGTAGGAAGCAGATCTAGATTTGTTGAGCGAAAATTGAGAACAAAATGTTCCATCGCAAATTCAGTGTGTCGCTTATACACTGATTTGAAATGTGTAAAGGATGGTTGACCAGTAACAAGTTGATCTTGAGCGCCTTTATTGACTAATTGCATTAAGCCACCAGGCATTTATTCTTTACAATGGTATTTCTTAAAACGTAATTTCTGATGTGACCTTTCCAGATGTATTTGCGTTAACAGTATAATTTACATTCACATATCTATTCCCCGTGGAACCCGTGGAACCCCAACATTCACGAGTTACAACAGTAGGACCAGTAGGACCCAAACATTGACGAGTTACAACAGTAGGACCAGTGGGACCAGGAAGATCCATCATTCTTCGGAGATCTGCAGGATTAAAATAAATTGTTCCTACCATTCCAGGAAATTGAGCGAATTGTACAGTGCCAGTTACTCCTTGCATTTTCTTTTGTGACGATTAGAATGTGTAAATTAGAACATATCTACTTGAACTGCTAAATCTTGTAAAGTAGATCCAACAACATTAATAAAAACATTAAGGTAATCACCTGCTTTAAAATCCACAGATCCATTATAAAATGATGCAGGTGATACTACGGGAGATGCTCCTGTTAGTGTTACTGAGAAACTTGGAACTGTTGGATTATTTAGTACAGAA